GCCATACGAGCTAGTGACCATCACCAGTGGCTCAGGCATGGGTAAGTCACAGATTGTCAGGGAGCTAGAGTATTACCTACTCAACGCCACAGAGGACAACATTGGCATACTTGCGCTGGAGGAAGACGTAGCAAGGACTGCTCTGGGTATCATGTCGGTAGCCGCCGACTGCCCACTGCACCTTGAGGAAGACCTAGACGAAGAACTAGCATATCCATACTGGGAGCAAACGCTTGGAACTGGGCGCTACTATCTCTTTGACCACTGGGGTAGTACCAGTGAGGACAACTTGCTTGCCAGAGTGCGCTACATGGCTAAGGCTCTGGACTGCAAGTGGATTGTACTCGACCACCTATCCATTGTAGTGTCCGCACAGGATAACAACGACGAGCGTAAAGCCATTGACGGTATTATGACCAAGCTACGTGCGTTAGTACAGGAGACAGGTGTTGGACTGTTCTTAGTGTCTCACCTACGTAGGACACAGGGCAAGCCACATGAGGACGGAGGTAAGATTAGCCTTGGTGAGCTACGCGGCTCTCAGGCGATAGCACAACTGTCCGACATGGTTATAGGCTTGGAGCGTAACCAGCAGCATGAAGACCCAGAGATTAGGAACACTACAACGGTACGTGTACTGAAGAACCGCTATGCGGGGCTTACTGGTGCATCATGCTGGCTGAAGTACGATAACTTCTCTGGTAGAATGTCTGAAACAAGCAAGCCAAAGGAGCATGACAATGACCTCTAGCCCACTTTTTCTTGACATTGAGACAGACGGACTTGACCCCACTACCATTTGGATGGCTGTAACACGCCAAGATGGGCAGTCTCAGGTACACTATAGTGCAGATACGCTCTCAGACGCCCTACAAGGCTCTTTCAGCGTGATTGGGCATAACCTGATAGGGTTTGACCTCCCTGTACTAAAACGCCTGTGGGGGCTTTCTGTGGCTTCTGAGAGGATACAGGATACTTTGGTACTTTCCAGACTAGCTAACCCTGCGCGTGAAGGTGGGCATAGATTAGCTAATTGGGGTGAGATTCTAGGGTATCCCAAAGGTGACCATAGTGATTGGTCATGCTACTCAAAAGAGATGGAGGAATACTGCATACGTGATGTTGAGGTTACGGAGAAAGCGTACAACAAACTCAGGATTGAGCTACTAAAGTTTAGTAAGCAGTCCATAGAGCTAGAGCATCAAGTACAGTGCGTCATACAGCAGCAGATACGTAACGGCTGGCTGTTGGATACACGGCACGCTATGGATCTATTGGCTACGCTCAAGGAACGACAGATAGCCTTGGAGGATGAAGTACAGCAAGTCTTTAAGCCTAAGTGGGTTGACGTTAAGGAAGTAACACCAAAGACCAAGAAGGATGGCAGCCTGTCCAAAGTTGGCCTTACTGACGATGAGTACGCAAAGATACAGGAGACAGGTGACAGGTCGCCATTCATGCGTAAGCATCTCAAGCCATTCAATCTAGGTTCACGCAGACAGATAGGTGAGTACCTACAAGACTTTGGCTGGGAGCCGGAGGTGTTTACTCCCACTGAGCAGCCTGTAGTGGATGAAGCCATACTGTCCAAAGTAGAAGGTATCCCACAGGCGCAACTGATAGCTGAGTACCTTATGGTGCAAAAGCGTGTTGCACAGGTAGACTCTTGGATTGAAGCAGCCAATGAGGACACTGGCAGAGTGCATGGCTACGTCAACAGTAACGGTGCTGTAACTGGCAGGATGACACACTCTAAACCTAATGTGGCTCAAGTGCCTGCTAGTCGTGCGCCCTATGGGGAAGCGTGTAGACAGTGTTGGACTGTGCCTAATAACAAGGTGCTGGTGGGTTTTGATGCCAGTGGGCTAGAGCTACGTATGCTTGCACACTACATGAATGACAAGGAGTACACTAATGAAATTCTCCACGGAGATATTCACACAGCCAATCAAAAACTTGCAGGACTTGAATCGAGAGATCAGGCTAAAACTTTCATATATGCCTTCCTATACGGTGCAGGAGATGCAAAACTTGGAACGATTGTCGGGGGAAATGCGCGTACTGGCTCTGCGCTTAGAGCAAGATTCCTTGATGGTCTCCCAACACTTAGGGATCTTACTGAAAGAGTGCAAAGAGATGCAGAGAAAGGAATCCTTGAAGGACTAGACGGTAGGCTACTTCATGTCCGTAGCGCACACGCTGCCCTTAACACTTTATTACAAGGGGCTGGTGCTATTGTTATGAAAAAGGCCTTGACAATACTAGATGAATATGCTACACTTTGGAATCTTAACTATAAATTTATAGGCAACATACATGATGAAGTCCAATCAGAAGTTCAGCCAGAGCAAGCAGACAAGTTTGGAAGGCTTGCAGTCAGTTGCCTTGAAGCAGCAGGACTTGCCTTTGACCTTAACTGTCCCCTCACAGGAGAATACAAAGTTGGAAGAAACTGGTCAGAAACCCACTAATACCCCTGAAATTCCTCCACTAGGCATAAACACAAAAAACCCTGAAAGATATCAATTTGTAGACGGGGAATGGTGGTACTATTATCCTAAAGATGGGACAAGCATATTAACTGGTGAACATATAAGAGAAAGAGTATCAGTAAGGAAAAATAGAGAAAAAAGAGCTATGTATGTAGATGGGAAACGTATTTCTAAAAACCATCCTTTATACAAGCCGGGGCGTTACAAAGGTTTTACTGATGCAGCCTTTAGCTCCCTACAGAACTACGAAGACTCTAAGCAAGGTCAAGTGTACGTGATACGCAACCCCGCTTTTCCTAGCTGGTGTAAGGTAGGTATGGCTATTGATGCAGAGGACAGGCTAAAGCAGTACCAAACAGCCTCACCGTACAGGGATTATGTTCTTGTTGCAGCGTGGGATGTTGAGGACAGACGAGAAGCTGAAAAGCAAGCCCATGCTTTGCTGGAGCAGCATTATGACCGCAGGGGTGAATGGTTTGTAGCCTACAGTGACATGGCAGCGGAAAGGCTAGAAGGTTTATTTAACAAGGACAGTGACAATGAGTAACAAAACAGTCCACACACTTGTTGATGACATCTACAAACTGGTCAAGACCAAGCGCCCTGAAAAGGGTGTGGACGCTGAAGCAGAGATTGAAAACTTTGGTGAAGCAGTCAAGGACTTAATGCGTAAAGAGTTTACCAACCGTGGTGGCTTTGATGCACGTAAGCTGCGTATGTCCAACATTGGCAGGGACGATAGGTACCTCTGGAACCACTACAACAACGTAGGGCCAAAGGAGCCAATGCAGCCCCATAACCTAGTCAAGTTTCTGTATGGTCACTTGATTGAGGAAATGCTGTTGCTGCTGGTCAGGCTGTCAGGACACACTGTTAGCCATGAGCAAGCCCAAGCTGAAGTGGAAGGCATTGTAGGTAGCATGGACTGTAAGATTGATGGAGTGCTTACGGATGTTAAATCAACCAGTAGTTTTGGATTTAAGAAGTTCAAAGACGCTACGTTGGCTTTTGATGATCCTTTTGGTTATATAGACCAGATCAAGGGCTACGCTAAGTCTGAAGGTGACACAGAGGTAGGCTGGCTTGCAATGGACAAGCAAAACGGACACCTAGCGTACCTAAAGTATGACCTAGAGGACACACAAGCGCCTGTGTATGAAGTCTTGAAGGAAGACATTGTAGAACGTATCAAGCACGTAAAGGAGGTTGTGGAGCAACCGGAGCCGCCTGAGTTTTGTAATGACCCTGTTCCTGATGGTAAGTCAGGTAACATGAAGCTACCAATAGGCTGCTCCTACTGTCACTTCAAGCACGCTTGCTATCCAAACTTACGCACATTCCTGTACTCTACAGGCCCACGGTTCTTGACGGAGGTAGCCAATGAGCCTAAAGTCCAAGAGATCACGTAAAGGTAGCATCTACAGATCAGGTCTTGAAGCATCCTTTGCAGCCGTAGCGCCAAAGCGTAAGTTCAAGTATGAACCCTTTGATGTCCCCTACATTATGCACAGGAAGTACAAACCAGACTTCGTACATACACGCACAGGGATACTCTTGGAACTAAAGGGATTCTTTAGGACAGGGGACACAATGAAGTACAAAGCCATCAGGGACTGCATAGACACAGAACTGATCTTTGTATTGTCAGACCCTAACAAGAAGCTGCGTAAGGGCGCTAAGATGACTATGGGACAATGGTGCGAGAAGGAAGGATTTAAGCACTACACACTAACTGACTTTGATAAGTTGATGAAATATGTTGACTCACAATAAATACAACTTGACAATGGATGAAATTAGGGAGAAGATATTGGACAGGTATGACCCTGATGATCTTATTGACTTCTTAGAACTAACCAGTGAAGAAATACTTGACAGGTTTGAAGACAAGCTAATTAACAGACTAGAGATGTTTGAGGAAGAACTAAAAGATGACACAAGACCAGACACAGACGAAGAAAATGAGCATTGATGACGAAAGCCCAGACGCATGGAGTCGAATCAACAAGAAGTACAAATACCAAGTGCAATGGCATGACGATGATGACCAAGACGATGCACCAAATGAGCATCCTGTCTTTGGTAAGCCCGTCGACATGGTGGACAACCCACCACACTACAACAACGGTAGTATAGAATGCATAGAAGCTATAGAGGCAATGTTAAATAAGGACGAATACATTGGCTATTTACGTGGAAATGCGTTAAAATATAGGTGGAGATTCAGATACAAGAAGAAGCCGTTTGAAGACCTACGCAAAGCACGTTGGTACGAGGAACGATTGATGAAGTTTTTGTTGGACAATCAAGATGCAGTATA